CCCATTCACTGAGGTGAGTGATGGATCTTTGAGGTCTGTAGCTGTACCAATGATTGAGAGCGGCTTTCCTTTGAAGAACTTGGTAAGCTTCTCCGATTCGGTGCCGTCAGTATCGCTGAAGGCTTTGTCATAGATCGGCTGAGTAAGCTGTCCGTGAGCACGTTTGTTGAGCTCGTCATCCACATTTGCATGTCTATCTCCTTGCAGTTTCAAGCTTTCTTCTGCGTACCCATTCAACAGAGTTACTCCGTCAGCAGCTCTAACTGCATCAGGTGTTACATCTGAGATTGTCAACGGTTGAGCATAAGACAGACCACCCATCATTCCAGACGCCTGCTGTTGATTTATAGTTTGCTGAGATCTGTTGATCTGCTGTGCTATATCAATGGCATTGTCCATGATTTCTCTAGCTGTCCGCTCATCCAAACCAAGTCCACCGTCCTGTATTGTGTTTGTAAGTATTGGCTGCAGTATGTCATATGCATCTGCTTCAGAGCTTCCAGCTTTTATATTGTTTGAGACGCCCTCCAGAGATCCTCCGCCTGCGTTAGTGAGATATTCCAAGGCAATAGCTTCAGCAGCCAAGACTTGTGGTGGTCTATCATCCCCCTCTGGTACGATGATTCTACCATCCCCTGTAGCGGCAATAACGTCATTCGGGTTAAATTTGATATTCTCTATTACCTGACTATGGATTTGAGCTGGGGTGTATCCTACTGCAGCATACGCTTCATCAATCATCTGATTGTGGACGTTATCCAACTGAGCTGTTACTGCCAAGTCTCCTTGCAGTTTGAGCAAGCCCTGTCTGTAGAACTCTATGGTCTTACCATCTCCACCTTCTCCTGCCAAGTATGAAGCCAAGTTTGTAATGCTGCCGTTATCCAAGTTCGGGAAGAAGTCTATCATCTCATCGATGTTGCTGACATCCATACCATTCTGTGCAAAGTTGCTCGCCAGTATACCTTGTGGGTCGTACTGTTGAAGGAATGCATCCATAGAGTCAACCGCATTGGTCTTCTGATCTTCTACTGCAGTGGCCAGTGATTCTTCAGTTACCTCAACATCTTCTGGCCTGATTCCTCTGACTGCAGCTATTGCTGCTACGAAGGACTGCATGTCTCCGTTTACGACCACAGGCTGGTTAAGGCCAGCTGTTGCTGCTGCTTCCATCTTAGCCTTCTCTTGTGCAAGCCACAGATCATCATACTGGATGCCAAGTATACCACCACCATACACGCTTGGTGTAGAGAATCTCTGAGCATCATCTGCATATGCACCAACTATTCTATTCATGTGAATAGTCTTTGCTGTCTCTCTCATAGCATTAGGGGCACCAGACTCCAGTGCAGATCTAATTGCATTAGCTTCTCTCTCTGCCTTGTTCTTCTCTCTAGGAGTAAGTGTTGGCATCTCTGACAAGATCTCTTCAAGTCTACCACCGAGCTGTTCTCTCAGTGTCATCTCGTCCATGTTCCAGGTGTTTATCTCACCTGAGAACTTGAGGTATGCCTTGGCATCGTCTGTGTCAAACACTCTGGATATTGCAGCCTCAATGTCTTCAGGCTTAATCTGTTCTATGATTTGACCTTGTGAGCTGACAAAGAACCTTTCTCCGTTGGGTCCTGTCTTCATTGACACAGCTCGCTGACCACCCTCTTTTACTTTGGGAAGTGCGTTAATCTCTTTGAGCATTGAAGTCGGGCTCGTCTACAAACGGCTTGGGCTGGTAGTAACTAGACTGTATGGCAAAGCCTTTGTCATCGTACTCCAGTCCTGCGTAGGGTGTGTAGTTACCTTCAGGGTCTTTGTTCTGCACACTCCACTTCTCCCACTTGTCGTACTCGTCGGGAGACAATGTCTTTCTAGCATTCTGCTTGTCCGCTTCTCTGAGCTGGTAGTTTCTGAGCAAGGGAGCATACTGCTGTTGGAACTGTGCAGCATCCCTAGATATCTTAGTACCAAGCATCTCATACCTACCACTCTCTGCGTACTCAGCAGAACGTGCATTGATTGCGGATCTCAGTGCTGCAGCTTTTTCTGTATCACCAGCAAACTCAGGAGCCACTGTCATTTCTGCAAGTGCCTGCTGAGTCATGGTGTCTGCTGCAAAAGCGTTTACGTACCGCTCCCTCAACAGCTCGTTGATCTTGACCGACATAGGGTCACGGTATACGCTTCTATATGGTTTGAACTTGTATGCCATTATCTTTTTCTTCTTCTGCGTGCTGCTTTAGCTCTGCGGATGTAGCCACCTTTCCTAAGTTTAGGGTAATATATTGTGTCCCCGTTTGCATTTTGGTATGCACCTATTTCTGCATCTGGATAATTCTCTTCAACTTTTCTTTTTATAGTGCTAGCACCTTCTTGCGCTGTACCGTCTGGTCGAAGAAGTGATATTCCTCCGCTGTTAGGTTCGTCCTGTTCCTCTCCCTCTCCTCTTCTGTCTCTTTTATCCAGCGCCTTCTGTCTTTTCTCAAAGTCTTTTCTCTGCTGCTCTCTATCCTTTGCATCTTCAAACCCAGCTTCTTGTGCAGCTTCGTCTGCAAGAATTCTCTTTTCCTCTCTCCTGCCTATACGTCTACCCCTGTTTGGCTTTTCAGCTTTCTCCTTCTTTATTCTGTTCTCTACAATCTGTACGTTTTCCTCGTCCTGTTTCTCCTGAGCTGATCTAGCCAAGATGGCAGTAATCTGATCTTCATCATAGCCCATCTCTCTAAGCCTCTGAGCTTCGTATATACCATCAGCACCAATCTCCTTAGCGTATCTCTCCTGTGCTTTGTACGACAGCACATCACCAGTAAGACCAGCCAGTCTATCGGCCATGGCATCAAGTGCACCAAGCTTCTCCTCACGTCTGTCTCTGATCTGCTCACGTGCAAGTCCTGCAGCAAACTGACCAGCTTCAAGTCCAAGTCTTGCATTGGTCTCTCTAGCTGACAGCTTCATGCGCTTCTCTTCAGCAGCCAACTCTTTGTTAGCTCTGTTCTCAGCATTGGCAATCTCTCTATCCTGGTTCTGCTTTCTCTCCAATCCTACAAGCATGTTGACCATGTTTGCTGGACCACCACCACTGCCTTCAATTGCAGCCATAGTAGAACGGAAGTCATTGGCGTTAGCAGAACGCTCTGCATTGAGGTTGACTCTAGGCATGTTAGGTGCTACTACTGATGCAGCACCTGGTCCTGTAATGTATGCAGGCTGTGTCTTGAACGCATACATTGGTGGGATAAGCTGAGCCAGTCCACCTATTGTAGCTATGGTTGGTACCTCTTTGGTCTTGACATCCTTGTACTCTATCTCCTCTTCTGGTTCTGGTTCTGGTTCTGGCTCCTCTTCTGGCTCGGGTTCTGGCTCCGGTTCTGGTTTAGGATCTATGATCTCTACCTCAGTCTCGTTCTGTGTGTTTTCTACAACAGCAGGCTCAGTCTTCTTTGGTATAGTAGCACTCTGAGTCTGGTCACCCCACTTGCCGTCTACTTTTACCTTCTGACCTTCGGGTGCCTCGTCGTTGTACATCTGCTGGTATATCTCAACGTGTTCTTTCTTGTGCACATCAAACCCTCCCTCTCCAAACTTAGGGTCATTTGGATTAAACCAGTGAGCCTCGTCTCTGACTCTGTCTTCTACATCTTTTTCTGTAACACCAGAGAACAGGTTGTCCCCTGTCTCTTCTTGATATTTGTTTTGGCTCCACCCCTTTACCTGGTCTCTTTGCTTAGCAGTTGCTCCCGCACTATCCTTAACTACTTTCCCTGCCTGCACGTTTACATCACTGGTACTACCAACGTACTCACCGGAGCCCTCTCCTCTAGGACCTCTGAACATACCCATTGTAAGGACAGTTCTCTGTCCCTCCCTGCTTGTATCAGGGCTGAGAGTATTAGGTCTTGGTTCGTCTTCACCCCCAGTTTCATACTGCTTGACACCGCCGAACTGCATCACCTTAGGAGTTCTGCCTGCTTTCTTTTCTTGCAGCTTAGCGAGCTGCTGTATCTTTTCCTGACTAGCATTCTGGAACTTGAGCTCCTTGTGTCGCTGTGCAAATGTCTTACCACCAAGCTTGAGGTAGTCTGAGAAGATGTAGTCTGATGTTTTACCGCCTTTCTTTTTCATTTGTACTTTGTCCATTGTTTCTCCACCCTCGACTTCTGTCTGAGCATCGAGCATAATACCACCTTGGCTGTGTTTCTTTCCGATGAATTCCACAGCCCCACCTGGTAGAGGTTTGGTTTTACCCCCTTTGAGTCGCTTACCTTCGTATACACCACCGTCTCGCATACCTCTCTGTGCCAAGTATGAGTTAGCTACAGATCCCACACCTGCGTATCCTGTCTCACCTGACGTTTCAAACTGTTTAGCCTGTGCTGCTTGCTGTGCAAGCTGAGCTTGCTGTGAAGTACGCAGTTGCTTTACTGCCTCCTTACGATCTTTCTCTTGCTGCTTCTCTGCTTTCTTCTTACCAAACAGTCCACCAGCTACACCAGCCAATGCTTGCAGTCCCTTACCTACTACAGGTACTTTACCTAGTGCTTGTCCTACAGCACTGTCTGCTGCGGCTTGGAAGCCTGTACCAAAACCTCTACGCTTTGCAGACTTGCGTTCCATCTCGTTGTTGCGATATGGATCTGCCATAGACACTGCACCAGCTTTGTTCTCTGCTCTCTTAGCCAGAGCCTGTGCTCCTAGATTTACAATCTGACCCATGCTAGGCTTGAAGCCTTTGGCCAGATCTTTCAGGTTCCCAACTGCAGCCTTCCCAATGCCCTTGGCACCTCCTGCATTTTGGAAGTCCATCTTGAAGTTTTGCATGGCCCCCTTAAGACCGCCCATATTGGTCAAACCAGTCTCTGCGTCTGACACAATAGGTGTGCTACCGTCGGAGAACAGAGACCCATCAAGGTTACCTATGATAGCATCTACTGGGCCACCAGCTTCTTTCTTCTTTACGTTGCGTGCAAAGTTAGCTCTCTTACGTATAGCTGCATTGCGAGAAGCCAGACCTCTCTTGATGCAGTCATCTGTGACCTTACCGCCACAGTATTCTGTAAAAGAACCTACCGTACCTTTCTTCTTCATGCGTTTTACCGCAGACTGTATCCATTTCTTGTCACTCATTATCTGTGGGAATTACGGAACTTAGTACCGGCAGCGTACAAATATATTAAATTTTTGCTTTCGTTATTGCTTATCAAGCGTACACCTATGTAGCGATCAATGAACTTCTTCTGCTCAAACCAATTCTTGGTTGTATCTATATAGTCAGGGTTAGGTACCCCTTCAAACGTAAACATTGGGGTATCCTCTTTAGTTGACTCTACCTTCGTAGTCAGCTTGCCTACCACGTTAGGCTTACCGGTATTTATATAGTCATTGGTATTGGTTACAATAGCAGATAGATCTCTAAAAGAATTTAAATACCACATGCCGTCTACCAGTCTACAGTTGTTTAGGTAGTGTATGTCAGTATACTCACCAGATATCTGGGTGCTATTGTAAACGTAGAACCTGTCGAAGATCGGGAATGTCTGCCGTGTGAATTCCTTTGTGTGGTCTTCGCTTCTAGTCTTTGCTTCTGCCCAGTAATACACGTTGCTGTACAGCTTTGCAAACCGTGGATTCGCGTTGTCTATGAACTCAATCTCAAAGTTGTACAACTGGTTGTAGAACTTGCCTGGGTTGTCTTCTTCGTTGTGTCTATAGATGCTACCCAAGTATGCAGTGTAGTATGTCTGCTCACCTGTGATGTACATATCAGGTATGTAGCTGTGTCTGCTTACCCATATCTGCAGATCTGGCAGGTATGACATTGTCCAGCCTGTCTGTGTGAAGTAAAGCTCGTTGGCTAGACCTATTGGTCCACTGAGTACCTCACCCACGTTGCCTGTATGAGTCAAGTCAGTAGCTACAGCCACAGCTTCGTCAGACGGACCAAGTAAGTTCTTTGACGTGTTTACTTGGAAAGAAGCAACTCTAGTTCTAAAGTTACTCTCTCTGTCACTTGTGCTGTACTTCACACCTGTCTTGTTTGTTTGCGCGACTGCAAAGAACATGTTGTTCTGTATCACTATCGTGCCGTCTGCCAAACCATCGATCAGCTTCTGTGTAGGTACAGGCTCTCTCTTTGTAAGCAGTATTCTCTTGAACTTTGGGTCGTACCCTGCAATGAATCCCATGGCAACGTTGTCGTTTGTGGGGGAGTCGGGGAAGTAGGGGAACTCTTCAGCATCAACATTGATGTCATACCGCTCAATCTCAAATGGTATGTTCTCACGGAACCAGTGGTTCATGTTGCCCATGACTTCTGTAATACCTTGAGACAGCATGTGCACCTTTCGGTTCCTACGAGATACGTAGAAGTGTCCTATCTCTGTAGTATAAGAAGACAATGCAGACATAGTACCACCGTACCCGATCTCTGACTCTTGCATCTCAGCAGGTGCAATAGCAAAGATGTCACCACTACCAATAAACGCCTTGACACTACCAAGTTCAAGCTGCTCGTTACCCTTAGTCTGGAACAGAGCTGCCTCTGTGTGTATGTACAGAGTGTCGTTGAGGGTGAACATATCTACAATGTCACCTCTCTTCTTGGGGATGTCAGCATAGTCGTTTGCCAAGAACTCTCTGTACCTGTCTGAGAGTGAGCCTGTGGCAGGCTTGGAACGTATGATTCTGTTTCTGAACTGGTCGTTCTCCTCTACACCAGCCCTCACTTTAGGGAATGGTACAGTTATCTTCTTGTCCTGTACAAAGCTGAAGTGGTCTTCGTACAACAGCTCATCTTGTTTTGTAAAGTCCTGTGTTGGTGGAGAGAACAGTACTTCTGCTGCTGTATTGTAGTCAAAGAACTTAGTAGCAACACCCTTCTCACTGTCCTTCTGGTGCCTCAAACCTATGTTGTCATCTGCCTCCACCATGAACGTAAACAGAGATGTTACAGGATTAGAGTTACCCTGCTGCCAGTTGTTGGCGTTCAGCAGTGTATTAGATATGAAGCTCTCTATGTCAAGTCTTTGATCTGCATCCGGTATGTAGTCGTTTTCTTCTGTAGGATTGGCAACAAAGGTTCCTCTCCATACAGTCATGCCTCCTGCAGTTCCCCAGTTGGTCAAGAAGTCATTAAGGCTCAAGAAGTCTGGTACGTCTTTCTGCCTGGTGTTTTTGATAAATGGCAAGTTAACGTTAGCAGATCCTGGGTTACCTATAACCTTAAGTGCACTATTAGTGTCAAGGTCAGAAGCGCCTGCAGGTCCTGCGTCACCCAAGTCAGAAGACGCTCTGAACCAGGAGTGTCCATAGCTGTGAGATGTACTGCGGAATGAGTACTTGGATATGTAGGTGTCTCCCCCAAAGATATCTGTAGATGTAGCTCCTGAAAAGTACTTTCTGATTGGGCTGTCCTGTTCGATGTCGTCCGGGTCAACTGCATTTATTGCACTAACCGATCCGTCTTCTAGTGCTGCATACATAGCACCTTTGTCCAAGTTCTCGTTTTCTTCGTACTCTGCAAACTCTTCGTCAATAGAGTAGTAGTACCCTGTCCATACAAGCTCTTGTTTGTCAAACGGTGTGAACACGTCTGTCTTTAAAGAGCATACGTTGATCAGCCATGCCATGGGGTATCCGTGCTCAAAGTCTGCACCCGACAAGGTGTAGTTCAAACCTTTGAACAGAGAAGATTCAGATGTGCTTCCTGAATGCTTTGCAGCAAAGTAGTCTGGTATTGGACGCTCAGGCTTAGGGTCAGTGCTAGCTTGGAAGTAAGCATCGGGGAACAAGAACTTGTTATCGTCTCCCCAAGCTGCAATATTAAATGGTCCATACAAGCCTCCTGTGTCTGCGGTTGGATCGTCAGGTATATGCCATGGGTCATACTCTTTTGCATCACTTCTGAATGGTACCAAACCTTTTAGGTGCGGCAATCCACTCACCAATGCCATTACAATTGAGCTTTCTCCACCACGGTTGAATATGTACTGAGCCCCTTTGAACGAGCTTGATTCTGGAGTCTTCAGATTGCGTTGTCCTGGCAGGTAAGTTTTGCTGCCGGGATCAAGCATGAATGTAAATTGTGAGTTTCTGGGAGCGCAGTAAGAGTCTGCAAACTCAAACCCTGCTGGGGTTATAGCTTCCCAGTTAACTCCATCATCGTACCAGGCATTCTGACTACCATTCCATCTGTGATCACCACCTTTGATGATTTCTCTGTGTCTGTATATCTGCTCTGGGTGGTAGTGTGCACATGCTACATATGCTCCACCCCTGTACGAACGGATGCGGTATCTACGAGCACGCAGTTCTGATACATCGCTGTAATCTTCTACGTCATCTACGTCCTTCTCCTTACCACGCAGACGTCTAAATGCCCTTTTGAATAAACCTCCTGGCTTATCCTCGTCGTCTGCTGGTGGGTTGTCATTGCCGTATGGGTTGTTGACGTCCTCATCCGCATCGATGAATGTGTCAGTAACGTCGTATATCTCACCGTCTACATTGTAGTCCACTGTGTTGCCAAGAGACTGAGATATCCAGCCCAATGAAGGGAAGGTGGTCAGCTTCTCCTTGTTCTCTTGGTCTTCTTTTCTAGCCCCAAACACACCAGGCCCACCTTGGTATTGTCTAAAAGCAATAGCAGCTTGGCACTGCACGTGCGTGACAGTGTTAAGAGTAGGCCTCTTGCGTAGCATACCAAAGTCGTGGAATGTAAACACAGGGTTTGCATAGTAGCGGAACATCTTATCTACTATAGTAGGCCCTGTATATGGAGTAGCCGTGTCTCTTTGTGTGCCTGTTCTGTTTCTAGCCGATCCTCCAGGCTCGTTGCTAAAGTGATATGCAGACTTCCACTTTGAAGCTACAGCCATTGCTGTTTCCATGTCACTCCGCAGCCCACCAAATGCATAGAACGCATTGAAGTATGGGCCCTTACGAGCAAGGAGTCTGTTCTGGTTTGGGGACGACGCATACCTTGGCATGCATGGTACAGCCAAACTTTGTCCTGCAATAAGTTTATCCGCGTCTGCTCTCTTTGCATAGTAGATCTTGTAGCCCTGTATCTCCTTGAGCATGTGCTTAGGTATCTTCAGGTTCTTGATCTTTATACCAAGTATTCTTACAGTCTCACTAGTTATAAGCTTTTTCTTTACAAACGATTCAGCATTGAGTGCTTTGTCTTTGTGATTGCTTATCCAAGCAGATCCTAGGTAGTCTAAAGGCCCTGCCTCTGCATTGTCGTAAGTCTGAGGTACGCCGTCCACAGGGTCTTCAAATCCTGCTATGAATCCTCTTTGAAAAAGGTTGCCTGAGTTTTCAAAGAACAGCCCTCCGTAGTTTCTGTCCCATGCGAGTGGACCATACTTCTTCCCATTAGAATCCGTCACAGTATCTTCTGAGGATTGGGAGTACTTTACGTAGGAGAAGTCTGGGTTGTGGTTAGATGGCATTCTATGGTGCCTAACCTTTCTACCATACATACTGTGGTACTTGTGGTAGAAGCTGTTAAAGCTGAAGTCACCTGTAGCACCAAGGGGCGTAATGATATTTGTTTGCTCCCCAGTGTTTCTATCTACATCTGCGTGCACCCAATCAAAGTTCTCCGGGTATCTCTCACTCTGGTTTTCCCAGAAGCCCATGTTGTTCTTTAACGCTTTGTAAGGCTGGTGATCAGATGCACTAAGCGGGAGACCTGCACCAAATGTACTGTTGTAACTCGTGTCCAACACTTGGTATATACGAGCCACCTTAGACTGCTCCTTAAGTTCAGGTGCGTGGTAGCCATGGCTCTTGAGGTGCAGAGGCTCGTCTTTGTGCACAAACAGATCACTCTCCATCAAGTAGTCCCCAAAGTCTGGGTAGTCACTTGATGATGTGGGCAGCTCCCCAAGCAAAAACCTGAACCGGTCATTTGCAGTTACTTGGGTTCCATTCGCGTATGTGCTTTGGTCAATAATGTTTTTGTGTATCGACCCTGTAATAAGGGGCACCTCTCTTCTACCAGGTATGTGGTATGCGAATGTTTCTGTACCGTCCCTTAAGACAAATGATATGTAGAATGCATATACCTCACCTCTTCTAAAGGTCTTACCCCTGTAGGTGAATCTGTTGTCCTTGTATCCTCTTCTAGTAGCCTGTGCCAGATTGTAGCTTACCCCGAACCTACCGTCTCCTATACGCAACTGTATTTCACCACTGTCTGGGTACCTCAGGTAGTCAGCTATTGAGCTTACATAGTCGGGGTACATAGAGTCTATTGCATCTACTGGTGGGTTTAAGTTACCAGGATCTACTGGTCCTCCAGATGCTTCTGACTGGTAGTAGGTTTGACCTACACCATCAAAACCTGCAGGATGTTCTTTAACAGCATAGTAAGGCATGACCATTGTACCATACCCTTTGTTCAGAGTTATGATGTCGTACACCCTGCGATCAAAGCCCTCTACGCTTTTGACTACAGGTTCTACTTCAATGTTAGATGCGTACCTCTGGAACCCAATGTCCTTACGTGATATCAAGTTACCTAGGTACAGCCTATCGTTGAGTTGTGTAAGAGTCTTTGCAGTGAGATACTTTATCTGGTCTGCTACAATGTCCAGTAGACTCAGTGTAGATGCATCCTCCCTGCCGCTGTATACAATTGTAAATATGCTGTTTGCAAGACCAAACTGACTCTGAGCCTGAGACCTAGATGCACTAGCATCCGCAGTGCTTCTTGTGAACGAACCTTTTGGAGGTGGTGTAGTTCTAGCCGATGCGGGTTCGTTATCACTAAGTACTGGATCATTGAACGCAAGTTGAGGAGCAAAGTTTATATTAGCTGCAATGTCAGCAGCTGATATGCTGCTGTATGCATCATCGTGGTTTGTGCTTTGTATCTGTATACGATCTAGTTTGTATACGTTCTCAGCGTTGCCTATTCTCTGTATTACAGCGGGCTGCAGGTATTTGTACTGTACCGTCTTAGGTATGTATACCTCCCAGTGAATCGACTTGGTTGTTGTTGTCCCACCCTGAGCACCAATCACAATGTCAGCTGGTATTGTAGTGTCAGGCTCTGGCACGATGTACAGAGGGTTGGACACTACGAAGTAGTTGGTCTCTACAAAGTCCTCGTCTGCATATGCAAGTGCAAGATGGTATGTGCCTGATCTGACTGCACCTCCCTCAAATACGTATGCGTTCTTAATTCTAGAGTGCGTCCCTACCTCAGGGAACAAGCTTAGTTTGTCTACAGTGTAGTTGTTCTCCCCGTACAGTACCTCGAATGCATCTGACCCCACGTCACCTGCCAACCACTGCAGCTGTCTAGTTACGTTAAAGTTCCTAGGCGGGTTGTAGTCCGATACGTATGTAGCTTCTGTGATTGTTTCATCGACTACGTAGTAGTTGTCTGTGAAGTAGACTATGAGATCATTCTTAGCATCTCTCCGGTACTCACCTACGATAGGGTGGGACCTCTTGAGGTTGAGGTCCTTGTTCCGGTACAATACAGTTGTCTCTTCCTTGACAGGATCTACTA